TCATCTTGATTAATAAGTAAAACTGAATTACTACCAATATCATCAAATAATGGCACAGCTGTAACACTAATAGCAGTATCAGTTGCTCCTTGATTAGATGTAACATTTAATGGTATAATATCACCACCAATAGAATTTACTAAATTTAATGTATCATTAGTTTTAAATACTGCTTCTCCTAAACTTTCAATCGGAACAGAACTAAGAGATTTTTGTTCAGCAATACTAACTTGTGAAATAGAGCCAGTAAATGTTGTTCCAGCTTGAAATTCTATTGATGTGCTACCTCCACATAATAAATAAATTTCATATTGACCAGAAACAGTTATAACTTGTGAGCCACCAGATGTTCCAGCTTTAACACTTAATTGACCAGCAGTAATATCAATAGTGAATATTATTTGATATTTAGTTCCTTCTGTTAAATTAATTTGTGATAAACTACTTAAAGAGCCAGTAGCAGCAAATTTAGCTTTAGATGCTGTTGTATCTATTGACCAACCAGTTCCTAAAACCCAACCAGTAGCAACATTAAAATTACCATTTACAACAACATTTGCACCAGTAGCTTGAACAGTTGTTCTTAAAGATGCTATTGGACTATTCATCATTAAAGCATCAGTTACATTACCAATAATTTTAGCTGCTGAAACTGGATTATTGTCTTGAGATCCACCTAAACCACCTATATCATTTGATGTTGTTGTAGATGTAACTGAATCTCTAAGAATTTGATACCCTTCATAATCCCATTCATCATATAAAGAATGAAAACTACCTCTTTTAAAAAAATATACTGGATCTACTCCATTTCTTGTTTCTCTTAATATTCCAATAGGATTTACATATCTTGGTCTTTCAGCTGTCCCTCCTCCACTTGCAGAAGCAGTTTGATTTTTATTTTGATCACCAACAGCTAATCTCATAGTAGGAGTAATAACTACTTCTATTTGACCAGTTAAAAATTCATTAATAAGTAATTCAGTAAATGTTTTTTGACCAGTTAAAATTCCTCTACCCCATTTACCATCTGGATTTGTTTTTACAAATGTGCTTCCATTATTTACTCTTAAACAACCTATTGCAAATTGTTCAAAAGCATCACCCCATAATAATGTTCCAAAACTAAACATTTCTGTGTTTGTACTATTATCAATTTGTGTATTTAAAGATATGCCAAATGTTGCACTTTGTGTTGTATTTAATGTTTGTAAAAAACCTTTAAATGGAGAAGATGTTATAAGTTGAATATCTGCTTGACTTGTTCCAGCATCAAATCCAGCTGGAGTAGAAAAAGATGTTGCTACAACACCAGATGGATTTTGTAATGTATTAGACCAACTAACTTTTCCACTAAATGTTGTTCCACTTCCAGATGGATTTGGTAATGTCGGATAAATAGATGTTGGATCTGCTTTTACATAACTATAATAAGATGAAGGAGGATAATTACTAAAACGACAATAGAACGATCCTACATTAGATGAATTTGTTCCAAATTTTTCAATATCTAAAAAGAAACTCCATGCTCCAGTCATTGCAATAGCATTACCAGAACTATCTACAAAAGGAATTTGTTCTTGAAATCCAATATAATTTGTTTCTGTTAAATTACTTGATTTTATTATGTATTTTGGTGATGTATTACCTAAAGGAATCCAGTTAGCTTGTGTAACCCAATAATAAGAATCACTACTTGAATTATATTGCAAATAATATGTTGTAGTTCCATCACTTGCATAAAAATTAAATTTGACATAACTCCACCAACCTTTTGTATGACCATTTGGCAAACTTGTACCACTCATATCCCACACCCAATTTAAAGGAATTGATAGCCATAAAAAATCAGCTGTTGAAGCATCTATAATTGTTCCTTGAAATATTTCTTGATTTTCTGCACTAACTCCATAAGGAAAGCCACCATAATAATTTTGTGAAGCTAAACTTAAAAAATCTGCTTCTACATTATGAACTATTGGTAAATAATTATATTTAGTTCCAACAATTTTGCTTACTTGATTGCTTTGAATTGTTTGTTCATATCTTGTATAAAATGTATCACCCAAATGGTCTTGACTACTTATTAAAGATCCACTCAAATCATATTGTCTTGAATTTATATTATCTGGATTATCTATAAAACCACTTTCAGTTGTTATATATTCTGGTATTTGAACAATCCAAAACTCATGCTTCCAATATGTAATTCTTGCTCCCCAATGTCTTAAAATTTCTTTTAATACTGTGTAACAATTTTCTGGTGTAAAAACATCTTGTTCATTTTTATTATGAAACATTGAAACAACACATTGTGTTAATCCTAATGGATCACTTCCTTGATTAGTATTTTGCATATCTGCATTATACCAATTTACAGCTGTTGTAAAACCATAATTTATTGAAACTCCTTGAGTAGTTGTTGCACTACCAATTTTTTTTAATATTTCTTTAATCCAAAATGTATATATAGCTGGACCATAATACATATTTTCATTTGTATAATTCCCTTGTATTCTTTCATTTAAAGGAATTGTGCTTCCAGCTGGAGTAGATGTATCAGATAAATCAACAAAATCAATATCTTTTAATAATGATAAACCATCAACAAATCTTAATTTTTGTTCATAAGGAAATGCTACATCTTCACCACTACCTAAATCCATTACTAAAAACCCAGACCAAATTGGTTTTGTTGATGTATAAGTTGAAGATGTAGCTCTGTATAAATGTAGATAAACTTGTTTTTCTTGATATGTAGTTCTTAATAAAGTAATAAAAGATTCTGTACTAATACCGGTTACCATAAATGGCAATTCACATTGAGAACTTAAAATAGGTGAAAATCTATCTTCTTGGTCAGTATCGTAAGATATAACTGGACCTCCAGCTCCAAGTTTTATTTCAGTTGGATTACCTCCAGTATATCCATCAACCCATATTTCTAAATAGTAATCTAAATTATTATTACTTTTGTATGAAGAAAAATATTGTTTTGCAAATGCCATATATTATACTGATCTTTGTCTGTTAATACTACCTCTTTGATTACTTATAAAAATATCATTACCACTTATTCTACCAAACACTTCAACTTGTTGACTACTTCCTTTTTCATTTAGCAGCCCACGTAATTTATCAAGAGGAGCAACTACTTCTGGATTAGATGCTGTTGTCCCACTTCCCTCACCAACAAGAGCCATTGTTGGACCAGTAACTAAACCTCCACTTGCTAAACCTAAAATAGATGTTTTTGCAGCTCCAAATGCTTTTCCTAATGTCATACCAGTTCCACCCATTAATAAATTAATTGCAGTCATAACAGCCAATTGAATTAATAATTGTTTAACTACTTTTTTTATATTTTCAACAAAAGAACTAAAAAAACCTTCTTGACTATTTGCTGCATTCATCATACTTTCAAACATAATATCACCAAATAATTGTGTTGTTGCATTATATTCTTTTTGTGCTTGAGATAATTCAAATAATGGAACTTTTGCTTTTTCTAAATTTTCTGGAATTTTAGCTAATTCAACATTTATTTGTTGTAATGGTAATGGATCAATTTTTATTAATGATTCAAATTCTCTTGTTTTAGTTTTAGTTTTTTTCTTTTTAGGTGTACCAGGTTTAACAAATCCTATATCACCAGACATCATTCTTTCTAAAATAGATTTAGGATCAGCATTATTATCCATCACAGAAAAATCTAATGCTTTAGCTTCTTCACTTACTCCAAATATTGCTGCTTTTAATTCAACAAATTTTTTCTTAAGATTACTTACTATTCCATCACCTTCATCTAATTTAATAAACATTGCTGTAAAACCAACAATTAATCCAACTGGACCAGTTATAAATTTTAGTAATTTTGGTATAAATATTGATAAATTTTTTATTACATTTAAAAAAGCAGCAGCAGCTTTAAATAATGGACCAAATGCAGCTGTTATTAAAGCTATATTAATTGCTAGTTTTTTATTTTCTGTACTCATACTTCGCATACTATCAACTACACCTCTTAATGTTTTTATAACATCACTTGCTAATGGTAATAATTCTTTACCAAATTGCTCACCTAATTCTTTGACACTTTCTTGTAAGCTTTTTGTGCTATTTGCAACACCATCACTTGTTCTTTCATAATCACCTAAAGCATTTGTAGATTGTGCAATTACAAAATTATATCTAAGCTGAACTTTTTCAGCTTGGGTCATTTCTTTTATGGTTTTTGTAATACCTTGTTCTAATGCAAATTGTTTCAAATTTGCTTGGGTCATTACAACACCTAATTTTTTTAAAGATTCTGTTTCACCAGTAAAAATACTTGCTAAAGCTGTTTGAGCAATATCTATTCTTATATTTTTAAAAGATGCTAAATCACCAGCCAAACCAACTAAAGATGTACTCATTTTGGCAGCATCTTTTTGTGTTAATCCCATTGATGTTCCCATGTCACCAAATAATGAAGCCATTTCTAAAGCTGATCCTTCTGCTATACCAAAACTATCTAAAGTAGTTTTTGCAAATTTTTCTACTACAATAGAAGATTGACCAAATGATACATTAACTTTATTTAATGATTCCTCAAAATCAGAAGCTAATTTAACAGCTCCAGCACCAATAGCCAGAATAGGAAAAGTTAAATTTTGAGTAAGTTGATTACCAATTTTATTTGCACTTCTACTCCATTTAGACAATTTCTTTTGAGCTTGTTTCATAGATTTGTCAAAACCTTTGAAATCAGCACCAAACATTACTGTTAATTTACCAATTAAACCTAAAGCCATTATTTTTTATTTTTGAAATTAGACATATTTTTAATATATTCTGCTTTATTTTTTAATTTTTCGTAATTCAATTTTTTATCATTTTTATCCCAATGGAACTCAATTAAATCTTTTGGTTTTAAAGTTTTGCCTTTTGGTAGTTGAATATTAAGCAATAATGTTGTTTGCCATCTTACTCTTTCCCATTTTGACTTTTCTCTAATATTTTCAAGCTCATAAAAACCATCTAACTTATTCCAAAAATATTTTGGTAAATAATCATAAAATTCATTTACCCCCATATTAAGTTGTCCTAAAGCAATCCTTTCTAATTTCTGCCAAGTAAGAGTAATTATTTCCTCTTGGCTTTCTGCTTTTTTTTATTAGAATTACTTCCCATGTGATTAGTTAAAATTTTCATTGCTTCACCAATTACATTAAAATCAATATCTATTAAATCAGCTAAATCATCTATTGTTAATTCACATTCTTGTTTTGAAGCTCTATAACCATCTTCAATACCACAAAATATTAAAGTTAATGCATTGTCTAATGTCATATTTGCACCAAGTTTATCTAAATCTTGTAAAGATGTATTGCTAATTCTACTATATTTTCTTAAAGCATTAAATCCAAATTTAATTGGATATTTATTTTCATTTATTTCTATAAAAGTATAATTCATTTTTTGTTAGGTTTTTAGAATCATAGCAAGGACACCCAACAAAGATGCCCAAGCTAATCATCTATATTATTATATTACTTGTTTAACTCTCCAGTACCTTCAATTGAAAGAGAATAAGTTGCAGTATCTTCAGTTCCACCAGTTATGCTTACAGATGTAATAAAACCACTTCCAGTATAACTTACATCAGTTGCACCAACAGTATTACCAAAAATAAAACTAATAGGTAATCTTAAATTTAAAACATTTGTTTCTAATACATCATCTACTCCATTAGTTAAAGCTCCACCAGTTCCCGTCCAAGCATAAGCTCCATCAATATCTATTGAAAAATCTCTCAATCCTTCTAAAATTTGCTTAAATCCATTAGATTCTTTGTTTGTTATTTCTCTCGGTGAATGATTTACATTCAACGTACAGTTTTGAGCAAATGCAACAAGATTAGTTGTTCCAGAGCTATAAACTTTTATATCAGTTCCATTTATAATCGCCATTTTCTTTTTTTTTTATATTAATTAATTATTTTTTTTAGCATCTTTTACCTTGCTTTTTTCTT